GGTATAGAAGGGAACTACGAAAAGTTTAACGCCGCACCCTGGATTTTCACCATGAAAAATAGATTTCGTGATGACTACCGCGAAGACAAAGAAGTTAAAAGCGAGTCCACATCGATTATAGAAAAGCTCATCGACAAGCTGGCGGAATAACTATGGATGAAGCAAAGCTGATTAGGATATTGAAAGACCTACCTCTCTTTGCGAAAAACTTTCTAATCATCCATGATAAATCCGGTGCCGAGCGCAAGTTTGTGATGAACCGCGCGCAACTTTACGTTCATGAAAGACTAGAGGCGCAGCTTAAAGCAACGGGCAAGATTCGTGCATTGATATTGAAAGGCAGGCAGCAAGGTGTATCAACTTATGTGCAGGCTAGATACTTTCACAAGATTGTAACTAAACGTGGTAAGAAAGCATTCATCCTCACGCATCTATCGGATGCGACACGCGCCATATTCGAGATGACCAAACGCTACAGTGAAAATATAGATGACGCACTATTTCCCCGACCTGATAAGAAGAACGACAATACACTGATGTACAATGGCTTGGGTTCAGGCTATCGAGTGGGAACCGCTGGCAGTGCCGAAATTGGTCGCTCAATGACCAATCAATATTTGCATTTATCCGAGTATGGATTCTACAAAGACGCATCACGCATAAGTTTAGGGTTGCTGCAAACTGTTGCAGAGATGGCAGATACCGAGGTGATAAAGGAATCGACCGCAAACGGGATCGATAATGACTTTTACCTTGATTGGATAGAAGCCAAGAACGGTAAGACAAGGTACCAAGCGATATTTGTGCCTTGGTATTGGCAAGATGAATATTGTATTGATGATGCAGCGTTCAAACCCAATGAAGAGGAACGCGGATGGCTTGCAAAGTTTGGGGCCAATGGATTACGGCCCGGTCATTTAAACTGGCGGCGCATTAAACTACAGGACTTTAAAGGCGATGATGACCAGAAATTCCGTAAGTTTCGACAAGAGTATCCCTTTACCGATGACGAAGCGTTTCTATCGTCGATCACAGATACTTTTATTCAAGTGGAACATGTGCAAAAGGCGCGTAAGGCTGTTGTTGAAAGTGAGACCGCGCTTGTTATAGGGGTTGATCCTGCGCGTAAAGGGGATGATCGAACCGCAATCATCAGGCGCAAAGGGCGAAAGTCATATAAGCTTGAGACGCATTACAACATTGATACTATGGAGCTTGCTGGTATTGTGAAGCGTATCATTGAGAAAGAACATCCGCGCCGTGTATGTATTGACTGTATTGGCATTGGAGCCGGTACCGTTGATAGATTACATGAGCTAGGTTATCAAGATATTGTAATCGGTGTGAATGTCGCTAATCGCGCCGAGGAGAAAGATAAATACAAAAACTGTCGTGCTGAACTATGGGATCGTACCCGTGAATGGCTGATTCAAGAGATGCCGGTACAAATTCCTGATAGTGACGAATTACAAACGGATTTAACCGTGATAGGTTACAAGTACGATTCAAGTGATAGATTACAGATTGAGAAAACAGAAGATTTGAAGAAGCGCGGCTGCTTATCACCTGATACGGCCGTGGCATTAACATTAACATTTTATGGTGGGGAGTACGTGACAGAGGGCGGATATCAGCCCAATAAATTGCCAGAAAGACATGCAGGTATGCTGATCTAAGTTGTCGCCGGATGTGACAACGAACTTAGGATAAGTGAATAAATAAAAGGAATTGCTATGGCTAAGCTGAATACAAAGATCGCTCGGGAAGCCCATATTGCTTATGAAAAGTTTTACGAGAGCTTCAAACAAAACATAGACCTCTACCATTTAATGCATAATTTCGTTCTCGGTTCCCAATGGTCGGACGAGGAAGAGGACGATATGATCAAGACGTACCGCAAGGTGCCTCTTACATCAAACAAGCTTGGCACCATGGCGAACGCATTGCTTGGTGAGCAGCAACAAAATACCCCTCAGCTTCAAGTCGTACCGATGACCGGATGTGATGAAAAGGTCGCATCACTTCGCGAAATCATTACCAAAGACATTATGTTTTCAACGTCCGCAACGATTGCCTATCAGGTTGCTGCTGGACAAGCGGCTATTGGTGGATATGGTGCATTTTGTGTTGGCACCGACTATTCGCATTCTAAATCCTTTGACCAGGACATCGAATACTACTACTTCAAAGATGCCACACGCTGCTATTGGGATGTTGGTGCAGAATCGATCAATAAGACCGACGGCACCCTATGTGGTTATTTATCGCGCATGACTCGTAAAAAGTTTAAACAGGTTTACGGTAAGGAAGTCGAACAAAACATCATGAAGTCGAGCAGCATCACGCAATCGGAAGAAGAAATAGCGCTTGCTGTGCAGCCTAACGAGTCGGGTAACCCGTTTATGTGGGCCGATGATGAATCTATAACCATCATTGATCATTATGTGCGCAAGTACGAAAAAGATACACTTTACAAACTGTCCAACGGTAACATTTTGAACCAAGAAGAAATGGACGAGCTTGTTGAGAACTCCAAAAAGATTAATGCCGAACATGCGCAAATGGAAGAGCAATTGCAAGCCATGCAGCAAATGCAGCAAGGTGGTGGAATGCCAATGCCACCAGAACAAATGCAAGGTGGTGGTCAACCTGATCAGGGAGAACCCCAAGAACAACAGGGTCAACCCTATAACCCGCAAGGGTTTGGCATGGAAGGTGACCACGACATATTACCTCAAGACAAAGGCGTTGATGTAGCGCCTAACAAGAAAGCAAAACCTGTTGAAGAAGACCAAGAAGACATCGAAAGAATGACGTTGTGGGATGCTGGCGACATGGTACGCATTGAAGAAAAACGCCCAGCCAAAAAACACAAGATTGTTCACTATCGACTTGCTGGTGAATATGAATTGGATAAAACAGAATTTCCCAGCGAGCAATTGCCATTAGTGTTTATGGATAACAACAGTTACTACGATAAGGCGGGCAAGCAAATTACCCGTTCATTCTTTGGAGACTGCCGTGATACTCAACGTTATATTAATTACCTTCGCACTCAGTCAGCCTATATCCTCAAAGTCAGTCGATATGATCAGTGGATCGGGTCGAAGAAAAATGTTAGCAGTTTGGATACACAAAGGAACTGGAAAGACCCAACCTCAATACAGGGAATGTTAACGTACGATGAATCACCAGAAGGAAATAAACCAGAACAAGTGCGGCCGCCTGAACTGTCGGCATCCTTGTTCCAACAATATGAACTTGCCATCCAGGACTTGTACACCTCTACCGGATTGTATCCTGCAAGAATGGGTCAAGCTGGAGATGAAGCTTCGGGAGCGGCTATCGATGCCAGAACTCGCCAAGGAAGCTATGCGACATTCGTGTTCTTTAACTCAATCAATCGAGCGGTCGCCACTGGTGGTGAAATTGTTAACGAAATGATACCAAGGGTTTACGATACCGAACGAGTGTTAACCCTTAGTATGCCTGATAAGGGAATGAAGAATGTTACCGTTAACCGTGAAATGGATGAGTACGGTGAAAGGGTAGAGAACGACATCCGCAAAGGCACCTATCAAGTACGTTTGAAGCCCGGCCCATCATATGAAGGACAGAAAGAACAAGCATTACAATCATTACGCGAAGTATTGAAAGCCGATCCTACCTCATGGACATTGATTGCTGATCTATTCGCTGAAAACTTACCACTCGCTAACACAATTGAGATTAAAAACCGATTAAAGACACGCGTATCACCTGAAATTATCGAAGCCGGTAAGACAGGGGAAATGCCAAAAGAACACGGCCCATCACCTGAACAACAAGCAATGCAGCAACAGCAGGCATTCCAACAAGCACAAATTCAGATTAAGCAACAAGAAGTTGAGCTTGCGAAGAAGAAAGCCGAGGAAGAATACAAAATTGAACAAATGAAACTCGAAATAGCAAAAATGGAATTAGCGGGAAGTATTGAGGAAAGCAAAATGCGTTATATGGCCGAAGCTGGGCGTACACAGACCGATAAGGAAATTGCCCACGCTGATAATTTGGTCAAGATTTTGACTCACAAGATTCAATAAAACCAACGTAGAGAGGGAAACATGAGCAACATAAGTAATATTGATGATTTGTTAATGGGCGTAGGTAATTCACAACAAGCAGCGACACCAGAACATAAGGATAAACTACAGAAACAAGAGGAAGAAAAGGCAACGATTGAAGAAGTTGAGAAAGACGAACCGCAGTATAACGATGAACAAGATAATCATATCGATGAATCTGATGACCATATCGATGAATCTGATGATGATATTAGTGATTCTGATGATGAGGTGGAACAAAAAAGTGAGGAAAAAGTTCCAAGTGAAGATGAAGAAGATGTCCTAGATGAATACGGTAACAAGAAAGAGCGTATGTCCAAGGGTATGAAAGAGCGTCTTGATCGTAAAGAAAAGCAGCACCAACGTGAAATTGAACAACGTGACCGTGAGCTTTACGAACTACGTCAGAGATTGCAAAATCAAGGGGCAAGCAAGGAAGTTCAACAAGCCGTCAAAGACTTTAGACATGATCCAAATGATGAAACCACATGGGAACAACAGTTATCTGATTTTGTGAAGCAAACCGTTAACAATATGACCTCCGAACAGCAACAAAGAGAGAGTCAAAGTCGAGAAGAGAATGTACAACGTGAATTTGCTCAAAAATTCTCTAAAGGCATGGAAAGGTTTGCTGATTTTAGAGAAGTTGTAGGTTCGCAACCGATGGATGATGCCATGACATTATCACTTCGTGCGATGGCTGACCCTACCGCAT